TATTCAATGAATCTGACGACAAGATATATTCAATAACAGAAGAAGAGGCGGTAGGAAGTTGTGTAGCGACTAAATTCTTTAATATTACAGGCGATACAGGTGGACGTACTGGTCTCATCAGAAGCGTTTCAATTCGGTACAAATCAGCGGTTGCGTTAACGGTCAAATGTTATCTAAATGGCAGTTCATCATCGACAACCATTGAAACATTGGCGATTAGCAGCGGTATTGTAACCACGAAGATAGCGCTGCGATTACGCTGCCATTCCTTTAAGATCGAAATTGTAGACACAACTGCCACAATTAACGAAACAGAAATTTACAATATTAAACTAGAGGTAAACTAACATGGCAGGTGAGATTACTACATCGATGCTCGACGAGCTGGGCATTAGATTAGAAGATGCGGATGAGGTAAATTTTACTCAAGTCTTCAAATTAGAGGCTTTGAACAAAGCACAACTGCAATTAACTCAAATGCTACATAACGCTTATCTGACAGAGTTAGAGGTTGAGCAAAGCGCCATTGATTGGAGTGGGATCGCTACCTCTGGATATGCAACATCGGGGTTAACTTATGCGCCTGTCATGCGAGGATCACAGGGGATATTAAAAGTAAGCGTTCAAATAGGCGGATCGGGTTCTTATATTTATGCTACCAGATTAGACTTGCAGAAGATCAAGCGAGTCGAGAATACTTATTTAGTTGGGAGTAACGACAATCCTTTGTATTATGTGTTTTCTAATGTTATTTATGTTTCAGTTACTTCTCCCTATACTTTATTAAAAGGGCGGGTGCTTTATTTAAGACTTCCAACAACCATGACTATCAGCTTTGATCCTGTTCTTAATAGTTCATTGCACCCATTAATAGTAAGTTTAGCTGAAGGTACTGCGTGGGCTATGGACAATAAATTAGATCGGCGCAATGCGGCATTAACAACGGCTTTTAATGAGATCAAGATGTTAAATGAAAAATATACCCCTGTCGAAGGGATTGGTACAAAAGGCAGAAATATTTAGGAGTTAAAATGGCGGCTGGAGATATAAGTACGAGCATGCTTGCCGAATTAGGTCTTCGATTGGAAGATGCAGCGGCGACAGTTTTCACAACTGCTTTAAAGTTGGTTATGCTAAGCAAAGCACAAACCCAAGTGGCTCAATTGGTTCACAATGTTTATTTATCAGAATTGGAGACCATATCAGCGACAACGCTTGATTTTAGTACAACCTATGCGTTAAGTGGAATTGGAAACACCGTATTTCGTGGCGCAGAAGGTATTTTGAAAGTAGCCATTCAAATAGGCGGGTCGGGTTCTTTTATTTGGGCAACCGAGATAGACTTAAAACAGTTAAAGCGCACCGAGAACACCTATTTAGCGGGCAGCAATGCGAACCCGCTTTATTATATTTTTGCTAATTCGATTTATCCTTTGACTACAACTACTGCTTTGACAAAAGGCAAAGTCTATTACCTAAAAGCCCCCCCCACCATAACAACTGATGTCGATCCTATTTTAAATAAGGCATTACATCCATTGATCTTAATGTTCGCCGAGGCTCTATGTTGGGGAATAGACGGAAAGTTGGATCGTAAACAGGCAGCACTCGATATGGCAATGACAGAGATAGAGATATTAAACGCCAGGTACTTTGCAGCAGAAGGGATAGGCACCAGTGGAAGAGATACCTAATGGCTATTAAAAAAGCATATTTCTGTACAGCATTAACAGGTGGAGGCGATGGTGCGCTTGATTCAATAGACGGAGCGACACTTAATAATCAGGATGCTGCGGTTGTGATTATTTCGTCTAATTTCTACATTTATTTTTGTGATGCTGATGCCGGCGGGGCTGAATCTCCACCAGATGTAATTGCTCCTGATACGAATCCGGGCACAATACGTTGGAAACTAACCACTAATTACGGCGGGCTAACCGATGATAATGAGGCTTATTATAAGCGATACTCAACATTAATGGGACAATCATAATGGCTTTTCAAGAAAAACAACTAACGCAAGCAAGGGAAAATAGCACAAATGCTGTTTCTGTTTATAGCCCAGGATTAAGTACAACGGCTATCATCAAAGAAATCTGGTTATGTAATACAACAGAAGCAGAAGCAATTTATTCATTATTCTGCGATGATGACGGAACGACTTATAATGAAAGCACTGCATTAGTTTGGGAAGAAGCTCTTGAGGCAAAAGGAAGTTATCGGATACCTTGCTACATCCCGATGAATGACGCAGCGGGGAACTTTGCCTACAAGATTTCAGTTGCTTCAGCGATTACTATTAGTTTATTTGGTGCTGAAATTACATAATTTGATAAAATTTTATAACAAGATTCTTTTACTTAAAATGGAGATGACATGAGAAAATTAATTTTCATACTATCTTTAAATTTACTAACGCTATCGCTTTCATTTGCTCAAAGAGATATTAACGGAAGGCGGATTTATGGTAATATTGATGTAAAAAAAGTAATTACTTCGGTAACACTTGTTGACACTGTAAAAAGTGCCAATACGATAAATATTGTGTCAGAGGATACGGTAATAATAACAGCCACAAGTGGTGTTGAAATTAACACAGGGGGGGCATTTAAAAAAAATTCAGCTACAATATTAACAACTCTTGATATACCTGAAATAAAAAAACCTTTCTGGCTTGGAGAAGATATTTTTCCATTACAACAATGTGTCTATAAAGATACAACATTTAACAATTTAACTGGGAATAATTATATTGTAATACAAAGTCTTTCTGGAAGTGGAGCCAGTAGAGAGGTTGTGTTGAATTGGATTCCATATCGTACATCTTTAATTTCGCCTACTGATGATGATTCTCTTTGGGCGATGTTGGTAACAAATAGTTGGCAAGAAACTGGGACCGAACCAAATCGTTCGGGTGATGATACCGAAATAGTAAGAGTTGATAGTGGGAATTATTCAGAGAAAAAATTATATTGTACGTCAATGACGGGAAGCTGGACAATCACTGGTGGCGATACTGTTATAATTTACAACCCTTTTGCTGCTGGTTGGGAGTGGTGTCAAGAGCCATTGTTTGCTCCCGATGGAGGCAGCTCTTGGAGACAAACATTTGTTATGCCAGGCCCAATTTTTAAACATTCTGATGGGTATTTAAGAATGTTTGTTGGAGGATCAAATCCTAATAAATACAGACCAACAGGTTTAGTTAAATTTCATCCTGATAGTATTTTTTATCCAGACGCATGGCATATATTAAATAATGATCAGCCTATTTTAGATACATGTGCAGCTAAAGGAAGGGGTACAACGGCAAGAATTGATGCAATCGTAAAATCAAATAATGAAGATAATTATATTGCCTATGTTCGGGGTTCGAATGATGAAGCAGCTACTGAACATTTATTTTATTTGACAATAGATGAGGATGGCAATATTCTATATGATGAAGGCGATTCTGTATTGACAAATATTCCCTCTAATGATGCGGGTGAACAATTTCCAACTATTGTCCAATATGGAAGTAAATATTTAATGTTATTTTGTAATAAAGATACTTATGGTTCTATAGGTGGTTCTGTAACTCTTGACAATTGGACTATACATGAGGCATATTCAAATACACCTTTTGGCCCATTTGAAGCTAATCAAGATTCTATACTTGCTACTCATTACAGTTACAAAATGTCATATAGATCAGGTTATAGTGATATGGTTTCAATGTTTCTTTTTAAAAATAGAATTTATGCTCTTGTAGCAGGTACTTCAATTTGGCATCAATCGGGGAGCAAAGCAAATCGTCAATGGGGGATTGCATATAGAACTGAGCGTGATGGAAACCCTTATTGGATTGAAGACCCACGTTCCCCATTATGGATTAATATTATGCAGAAATATGTAGGTTGGACTTCTTATCCCCCAATTTGGGGGACAGGTACAGGTTCTAACAATAACTTCTACTATGCTTCGGATCATAGCGGTGGTGTTCCAACTTTTTATTCAGGTAATGATGGATATATTTATGTATTTTTTGCTTGTAATGCGAGTTCTAATGATTACCGTATTTGGGCTATGAGATTAAATTCAGAATTATGGTAATAATTAACTTTTAACCGGAGGTTGTAAAATGAAAAAAATATTAGTAGCTTTGTTAAGTTTGGGGTTTGTTATTTGTTATTTTACTGAAATTTATTGTCAAAAACCGATTATTGACCAGAAAGCTTATTCATTTGGTAAGACTAAACTTCGGGCAAAAGATAAAATAGAAATTGTTTTTGATTCTGCTTTTAGCACCGAAGAAATAAAAAAATTAAAATCAGAAAACAAACAGTTTGTTTATTATCAAATTCGTTTAAAACACAAGAATTATTGGACAACAATAGATAGTGCAGAAATAACAAATGACAAGAAAATAATTGGGTTTGATGCGAATACTAAACATCTTGATGGTAAAGAAATAGAAACAAGATGTTTTATAAAAAATGAAACTATCTTATCAAAAGTAAAAAGTATTAAAAGAAAATAATTTTGCTACGTTAATGAAAACCATAAGATTAATAACTGCATTTGATTGAGAGCCAAGAGCCAAAGGATGTAAATTTATGTTATTATATTAGTAGAGCTATAATGAAAAAATTCACTTATATTATGAGCTTTGCACCGAGCCAGATACCTATCTTAAATAATCAATTAAAAGATATTTGGAAGTTAGTAGGCAAGGCTAGTTATGAAAAAGTACTTAATTCCTCGGTTTCGCCTAAAGGTGGCGAACATGGAGAGTTAAAATTAAGTGATGATGGTACAAATAAAGTTTTATGGATAAACTCTAAAGGGACATGGACAAGTGTAGGGAATTTAATTAGTAATATTGTAGATCATGTCCATTCAAATACAGAGGGACAGGGAGGGCAACTTGATCATGGAGGTTTAGCAGGGCTATCAGATGATGACCACACACAATATCACAATGATACCCGAGGCGACGACAGATATTATACGAAAGACGAGGCTTTTTGTAGGCGATATTCTATGTTAATGGGACATTCGTAGAGGACAATAACAAGATAAAACTTATGGACTATTTTGAAGATTTGACTGCAAGTATTTGGTATGACACCTCAATAAGAATCTGGTATAAAAGTAATACTGCCTCAATATTCGCAACAGTAGCGGCGATACTTGATGAGTTGGCACTTCGCTTAAACGATAGTGAACAGCGATTGTTTACTCAAGTAATTAAATTGAAAGCCTTAAATAAGGGGCAATTAGAATTAACAAAATATATCGAAAACTTTGTTTCTGAATTGCAGGTTATTCATAGCGATTTAGATTGTTCCAGTGGAGAGATAGCATTATCGTCATTAACTTACACAGTTTTAAAAGGCAAAGAATGTGTATTGGCTGTCAGAGTAACCATAGATGGTACGGTTTATTGGGCAACCGAGATCGAAGCCAAAGAGTTAGACAGATTAGAAAACGAGTATTTTTATTCCGATACGGATGTATTTTTCTATGTGCAATCGTCTAAAATCAAAATTATAGCAAAGGACTTGACCGGGGCGGTGGCAGAGGTATTTTACATAAAATCGCCGACTGATTTTGATACTTATCAAATAAACGATCTACAAGCATATTTTGATAATCTGATTCTTTGTCTGGCAGAGGCTTACTGTTGGGAAATCAAGG